CGGACATTGCATGGGAAAATATCGACGCAATTGACGGTCTAAGCATTTTTCAGTTATTCCCAGCCGTTCAATTTTATGATTATACTAAAAGTTATAAACGGATGATATGCTTAAAACAAGCTAACAAAGCCATTAATGCTGTTAAAAATTATCATCTAACTTTTAGCCGTTCAGAATCTAATGACTATGAAGTTAGAATGCTAAATCATTACACACCCAATGCCAATATTGCTGTTGTATTTGATAAACTACCTAAAAAATATTTAGGGCGTAAGGTTGTTAATGGTGATTTATCTGATTTAAGATTTAAAGATGATAAAAATGTTATTGTGGGATTAATTGCTAAAGGTGACGCTAAAAAAGATTATTCTAATTTTGTAGTAAGGGGTGTATAATATGGATTTATTTTTATATAATATATTTGTTTTAATTTGTTCTATTGTAGCCGTAATACCTTTATTACTAGACGTAATATTTAATGATCTGGAATAAAAAGCCGTACCAAAATACACATAATAAAACACCATAAAAGAAGAGTCTAAATTTAGACTCTTTTTTTTATCCTAATACAATACACCACAATAAAACAATCTAATTAAATAGGCACGTTTTAACACGTTTTAAAAGTATTCTAGTAATTTATTTAAGATCATGTTATTTAATGTTATTTAAAATAGTTTAAAAAAGGGGCTTTCGTCCCACTTATAATCTTTTAAACATCTACTAAATTAAATATATTCTGTAAGGCTCATAAATAGCCCTAAATCGAGAGTTTTTACCTCAAGGTATACCATAACACCACAAGCCAAAAGATAACGCTTAATTTAGCCATTTAAAGCGTTCATTTATTTAATCAATTCAAATATATATAAAATTCATGTGATGTACTGGAGTAATTTTTGTGATGTGGTCAACCAATTTACACCCAAATTTTACCCTAATTATTAGGCAATTTTTATGCACGTTTTGAACGATATTTCAGACCCCCCATTAGGGGGATAAAGGCGATTTGGTGTCGTGGGCTACTGTTACTCAAAAAATGTAAAAGTTAACTACCAAAGAAGAAAATCAAAAGAACTACCAAGTTATCTACCATAGTAGTTAAATTACAGATATGGTAGTTAGGAGTTATTATGACTAAGTTAATAGAGAACCCACGTAAGGCACATGCTGCTGAGATATATGCATTGAATCCTGATATTACTGCACAAGAAGTGGCAGATCAGTTGCAAATGAATGTGCGTACTGTGGTGAGTTGGAAGCAAGACCCTAATTTTATAGATGCTATATATGAGAGGTATATGGTTGAGTTTGGTGGGGAGCTTCCTGCTGTGCTTAATGCTATGATAAGAGAAGCTAAGTCTGGTAATGTACAGGCAGGTAGATTGGTATTAGAGCATAGTGGTAAATTAGTTAAGAATGTTAATGTAACTGTAGATTCGCCTTTTGAAAAATTTATGAAGAAGGTAGAGGTTGCTGATGTTATTGATGGTGAGATTGAAGATGTGGTAGTTAATGAAATCATAAATGAGATTCCAGAAGAAGTGGTAGATATAACTACCTTACCTGAACGTAATACTGAAAGCCAGAAGATGCGTGTTACTAAAGAAAAGCGTAAGGTTAAGAAAGCTGTTAAGTCAGAAAAGAAAAAGGTTAAATACTTAAACCAACGCAAGAAGTGGTATAAATGGAAGAAGCGTGCTGAAGCTGTAGGAGTAGAACCATTATCTGCTAAACGCCCTACTAAAGGACAACGTGTAGCATGGCAAGAAGAAATAGTTAGGAGAGAAAATGAAAAGAAAGACTCGTAAGGAATTAGAAGTAGAAATGCAGGAGCTTAGAGTACAGTTAGCCTCTTATAATACTTTGTTTAGTATGTATGTAGGGTATAAAGGTGATTCGGCTAAATTTCAAGAGTATTTAAAGGATAAAGTAGGCAAACCTAATGGTTAAGTGCTATAACTGTGGTACAGAAATGATCTGGAGTAATGATTTTGACTTTAAGGACTTCGATTATGAAGGCGAGGGAATAGTTTCTTGTTTTACTTGCCCTAGATGTGATACCTATGCTGAATTTGTCGTGCCTATGAAATCCCCATAAGGTCTATATCTTCTTGACCCAAGCATTCACACATATCCCTATAAGTTTCTTCTGATATTTTTATATCGCCTTCAATCCCCTCAAAGGATGTTTCTTCTATAGGTTCTGTATTTAACTGTATCTTATCTAATTGGGATTGCATTGAGGAGAGTTTATGGTTTAATTCTATTTGCTGGGTAAATATCAAAGTTAATACATCTCTAATTGCTTGTATTTCCTTAAACAGCCTAAATATCTTCATATTTTCTCCTGTTAAAAATTTATAACACTTCCAGTTCCTAATGCTTTATCTATTTCTTTTAAAAGCTCTTCTGTTAGTTTATCTTGCTCTTCTTTGTCTATCTTAATAAATTCTCTTTGAGTATTCTTACCAAAACCATCATTGTGCATTTTACCATACTCAAGCATATGCAAACCTTTTGAGTTGCCTTTTATGCTTTTATATAAATCTCTTGTTTTGTAAAGTGGTTTTCTGCCATATTTAGCAAATTCGCCTTTACTTCTTGATTTTTTTGTAAGAGGGGGCAATACCTTGCCTTTTTTAAGCATTTCTCTTGCAGTTTTAGCAGCAGCCTTGTAAACGCCAGTATCCATCTTCTTTTTAAGTTTTTTATACTTTTTTAAAAGATTAGGAAAGCTAAAATTAGTTTCAATTACTACTCTCATTGCACTTCACCCTCTGCCATAGCTTGTAAATGCTCGTCTTCCATCGCTTTTCTGTTAGACTCTACTATAGATTCGGCTTCAGAGCGAGTCAAATCCTTATTATACTTCATTAATAGACCAATTTCATCAATCATGTGATGTTTTAACATATGCTCATCCATTAATATCTGATCTTGCACTGTTTTTGGATACTCTGGCTCTTTAAAATCAATTTTTAACTCTTGTGGAAGGGAAATATTGTTGTATTGTGCAATCTTTTTCTCAATTTCATATAAATCATGCTCATACATACGATATAAGTCTAAATCATCCTGATAATCTTCAAATCTCTCTAAATCTTTGATCTTGAGTGCAATCCCTGATGGAGTTTCTCCACCATCTTGAGCAAATTGCACATATAGATGGTTATTCTGAGCAACTAAGTCTAGTTGAAACTTAACTGACTCAATTACTGCTTGAATATCCCCTTCAGGAGCAGCAATACCAAAAGATGAGCCTTCAGGCAAGTCAAGTATTGTATCGCTCCCTGCTCGTTCTAATTTTTTATCTCCATACATTCCTGTAATAAATGGCTGCCCAAACATCTGGAATCTTAAACCTAATTGCAGCTCTGTCATTGTAATATTTACCTGCTCATTGCAACTTACAATGTCATTTGCCCCCTCTACGAAGAAAGAGTCAACTTGCTCTTCCTTGTGAGAGAATAAAAATGGAATAACTCCATACCCATGTAAGTATTCTTGCATTATATTGCCATCCTCATCGTAATGGATGTATCTTTCAGCATCCCAATACGCATATTGTAACTTCTCTGTATTAGAAACATCATTTACATTCATTAATATTGGGTATGTTATAGCCACAGGAGAGAAGGGGTTCTCGTGAAGATGCACATCAAAGTAGTACACTGGTCTATAGTCAAAGCAGGGCTGTGGGAGGTCATCACGATAAATAACTTGTGTTGCAACAGACCCCACAAGACGAGTCATGCGTTCAACGTGCTTCATTTTAGCATCTTTTTTGCGAGTCAAGGAGGAGTACGAATCACTCACGTTACGAGAAGCCCCTACTGTATAAATTCTTGACATTTTATTAATAAATCTTCGAGTAAAGTTAGCATTATACAAAGGAATCTCTCTAAATGCATCAGCAGAAAAGTATTCGTCAATATACTTATCAGTTTCTGTGCCTGTATAGTAATCAAGCAGTTTGCGAATCTCATTTCGCCTTTCTTTTGCTATTTGCAGCTTGTGATCCTTAACTGATTCTTGTATGATGTCTATTGGGTTCATCATCTTGAAATTACTCCTAATTCTCTTTGTCTAATTGGAAATCTGTTTAAAAAGAAGTACCTAAAAGCATCCATTGAATGATCGTGCCTACCATCCTTAACTGGATCAGGTTTTAAATCTTTTCCTTCCCCTGATTCTGGGTATCTGTAGTTCTCTAAGTCTTCTGCAAGACCCATACACTTCTTATCTAAGTGTATAAACCTTTGACCTTGTGCATTTTCTATAAAGCCTCTAACATGAGTTATACCTGAAGCTATATTTCTTGAAACTTTATCTCTTATACTTTTTACGTGTATGCCATTACGCCTAAAAATCTCAATATCACCTAATCCTGACTGCCCTTGTGCTTGCATACCTGCAGGATCACCATAATATTCTCTAACAGCATATCGCTTTGCTTTAATCATTTCAGCAAATTCATCAGTTTTGATGTTTTGTTTATGTACAATTTCATCTATTACATTTATATGAGTTAATCCACCCACAATATAAGTCTGAAACCATAACGCTGCTGGCATTCTATAACCAAAGTCTATTGAGCAAAAAGTTGGATAATTCGGATTATAGGGAAATTCACCCATGTCAAGATTCCTATCAAAAGGATAAACTCTACCTTCAAACGAAGTAAACATCGCACCATATTCCTGCTCATACAACTCCTTCGACATATTCCTTTTACGCTCAATAAGAAAAGGGTCTTTTTTGCCTTCAGGAAACACTACATTGTTGTCCCAAGTAGGGGCTTGATGAGATTCCCATAAATCATCTTGTTTCCCTAAAAGAAATAAGTCATATATCCAGTTAAATCCTTCAGGAGTAGTTATAAAAATACCTTTTCCCTTCCTGTCTGATAAAGTTGGTGAAAGATACATATCCCATATCTTCCTTTTCATCTTAGCAACCTCATCCATTATAAGCAAATCTAATCCCTCACCAACAAGTGAATCTGGGTTATCAGCAGACTTCGCCTCTACAGTAGTCCCCCACTTAAACTTTATAAATCTTTCTTTTTCAGAGGCTCTTTCAATGTCATTTGCACGACCAATTACCATTTTTTGCCAGACTTCCCTAAACATTAAGTCAGCCTTATCATACGATAAGCCAACTAGCCATATTTTTTTATTGGGCTGTGAAGCATAGTATGTTGCCTCCATTGCAGATGCAGTAGTTTTGCCAAATCGCCTGCCACATACCATCACAAAGAATTGTGCTGTTTTCTTGTCAGGGAAGTGTAGCTTGTTTTGACCATAATGAGGCTTATACCCCATGAAGTCAAACCATTGCTCTTTATATTGTTTTTGATTATCCATTAATACTTGCATCTTACAAGTAAGTTAATTTAAGTTATCCTATCCGTATTATGCAACATATTGTATGATACAATTTTTCAATAACAACATATAGGAGGACAGGATGTCCGAAGATCAAACTGTAGCTACCGAAACAGTAAGTGAGGAAACTACGCCAGAGGCAACTACGGATTCGACCGATGTAGGTGCATTAATTGCAGAAAGCAAAAAGTATAGAAAAAGGTCGCAGGATGCTGAGGCACGCTTAGCAAAACTTGAATCTCAATTAGCAAAAGCTGAAGAAGCCAAGCTAAAAGAGAAGGAAGACTTCAAAACATTGTACGAAAAAACATCAGATGAGATGAAAACATATAAAGCTCAAGCTGATAAGTGGGCAAGTTATGAAGAGGTAAAGCGTGAGGCTCTTTTAAATAGCGTTCCTGAAGATGAAAGAGAAACTATGTCTAAATTAGACTTAGAAACTCTTGAATATGTAACTAATAAAGTTAGCAATATAAAGCCAAATATTTCTGAAGTAGCAGGTCACGCTAGAGTAAAGGAAGTACAAAAACCTTACTCTGAAATGACTGATGCTGAAAGACGAGCTAATTGGACAAATATTGTAAATCAATCAAAATTAAAATAATTTAGGAGTAAAAAATGAGTTTAAGTAACCCATTAGCCTCCAATATGCTGATAGGTGGTGTTAATAGTTCCTCTACAATGGGTGCTAATGCAGATACACTTGCCTTAGAATTTGTGCCTGAGATATGGGCACAGGCTATATTGGAAAGTTTTAACAAAAATACAGTAATGACACAGTGTGGTACTGATTTATCAGGAATCGCAAAAGCACAAGGTGGGGACAAAATTAGATTACCTCACGTTGGTGTTCCAACTGTAAAAGCAGTAACTCAAAACGCTGAAGTTCTTGAGCAAGACAACTCAGGAACAGATACAGGTGTTGATACTGAGCTTGTAATTGATCAACATTATGCAGCCCCTCTTTGGTTACCTGATGCAGTTAAAGTTCAAGCAGCTTATGATATGTTCCAAGTATATGCAGGTCAATTAGGCTATGCTATTGCTAAAGCTGTAGATAACCACTTAATGTACACAGTTGTTGCTCAACTAACAACTGTATTAGGTAGTGGCGATGGTGTAAATGCTAATACAACTATGAATGTTGAAGTTGGCGAAGCATTAACTCCTGCTCACCTTGCTTCATTAATGGGAATTATTGCAGGTGAAACAGGAAGTACAGATGGATGGAAGATTGTTCTCTC